AGATTGATTAAAGGACAAAACAAAAACCGCTCAAACCCAGTGTTTAAGCGGTATTCGTGGTACGCGATCAGGGGCTCGAACCCTGGACACCCTGATTAAGAGTCAGGTGCTCTACCAACTGAGCTAATCACGCATATTCAGTTTTAATGTCTGACGACAAATAATATGATAGCACATTAAAATTATTTTGTCAATACTTTTTTGCAAAAAATATTGTTTTTTATAGAAAAACAAAAAAATATCCGAACCGAGGTTCGGATATTGTAACTTATGGTACGCCCGGAGGGATTCGAACCCCTTAAATATTTAATGAATATGCGGTTTCTGGACATATCTGACTAATGCTTGACTAATTCATAAATGTATTTAATTTTTCTACGGTTTCTTTAAAGTGATTTGTACGAATATGTGTATAAATATTTCTTGTAACCGAAATGTCGCTATGCCCTAATAAATGTTGAGCATCTTTTACGTCTATCCCTGCTTCAAAAAGTATTGTTGCGTAAGTATGACGCAACTGATGAGCTGTTATATCAAGTCCTGTTTCTTTTTTATATTTATCCCAACGACGTTGAAAAGCTGAATAACCGAGTGGCTTTGTACCGTCAATCGAAAATATAAAATTTTCATCTTTTCCTTTAGGGAGTTTATCTGCTAATACATCAAGCAAAACCACTTTGCGAGTGCCGTTTTCTGTTTTAGTACCTTTAATATGAGGGACGTTGCTTTTATGATATACAGATTTATAAACATTAATTTCTTTATTATCGAAATCAATATCTTTAAACTGTAAAGCAAGAGCTTCGCCCTTTCTTAATCCGGTGTATAACAAAAAATATGGGAACAAACCAAAAGAACAATTTAGACTATTTTTCACTGCTTCGGTTTCTTCTTCTGTAAGAGGTTGTCGTTTGATAGCTGACTTGCCTTTTGGAGGACTAATATATCTTGTAGGGTCATTTTCAACATAGCCTTTTATATAGGCGTATTTAAAAACTAATCGGACTATGGATAATTGGTCTTTTATGGTTTTTGTTGCGTAATCTCTTGTTACATAATAGTCTAAATATTGCTCAATATCGATAGGCTGTATTTCTTTGATATATCTATCATCAAATTCTTCTATTGCGTGACTAAGTAAAATTTTATATCTTTTTGCGGTATTATACTCTATCTTAGGAAAATGTTCTTCTTCCCATTCTTCTGCAACTTCACTAAACAGTTTACCTCTTTCTTCTTGTTGGGTGTAAGCAAGAATTTGACGATTAATATCACGTTCAGCTTGTTGCTCCGTAGTTTTGCTACTGTAAAAATATAATCTCTTACCGTTGATTGTGACGACTTTTAAGTATCTTCCGTCTTTTCTCTTTTTCATTTTAATACACTCCTTTTAAAATTAGGTATTGCAAAAACAGAGTGTATATGATACAATAATTTTGCGAATATGTGTTTCAATACACTCTTATCCTCCGACTGTTGGTAGCGGTCGGGGGAATTTTTTTATAATAAGAATTAAATATTAAGGAATAATTAGTGTATTCCAAGTTCTTTCATTGCTTCATCGGATGAAACGAATGTTTTACATTCGGGATTAGTTTCGATTTCGTTTAACATATCAAGGTCGGTTTTATCCGGTTCAATTTCCTCAATATCAGACCAAGAGGAAAAATTATCAATAATAATCTTCCATAATGAATTGGCATCTTTTTCACTCATAACGGTTACAGCACCTAAAATACGTTCTTTAATGTTTGACATAATAATCACGCTCCTTTATTTATAAACATCTCCACGATTACCTATTTTTTCGATATATAATATATTACCCTGTCTATCAAATATAACTCTAAAATCACCGACACGAAGTCTATATTTTGAATCTGTACCTTGAAATTTTTTTACATCTCCGTTAGGAAGAGAGTTTATAGCCGTAACAATTCTTTCTTTTGTCGAACGGCTTTGTTTTTGCAAAAACTTAATTGCTTGCTTAGAATAATTTATCTCCACATTCATCACTTCCTTAAATCAACTTACATTTCTCTAATCAGCAATTTTGGAACACCCATTACTCGGCAATGCTCTAAATCTTCGCCCTCAATCAAAATAGGTGGAACATTTGGATTTATAGGAACTAATCGTAGCCAATCTTCACCTTTAACAAATTCGACTTTTTTTAATGTTGATATTTCGTCATCATATATCACTGCTCCAACGTCACCACTATAATTAACAGTGCTTTGACGTAAGATTAATACTTTATCGCCGTCTTGATATTGTGGATACATACTGTCGCCTTTAACGCAAAGTACAAAGAAATCTTGCGGGCTATATCCTTTTAAATATGAATTAGGAACATCAACTTTATCTCCATCCCACGATTCAATGGCAATGTGATTATATCCTGCCGCTATGTCACCTATAACGGGGAATGTTGTATAGTCCTCTGTTATATTCGGACTTGGAAATTTATCATCTATATATGTTTCAGTTTCCGATTCATCCCAACCCATTAAGTATTGAGCAGAAACATTTGTTGCTTTAGCAATAGCCTCTATACTATCAATAGGAATTTTTTTTGTTTCACCTGTTGCATATCGTTGTAATGCAGATTTTGAAATACCGGTTAATTTAGCAAGCTCGCCATAAGAGAGGTCTGCTTGTTTAAGAGCTTGTAAAATTCTATCTGAACACTCACTCATTATTATCACCTCGACATTATAATAACATATCTGTCCCTAAAATGCAATACATAAAAACAAAATATTTTAATTTTGTCCCTAAAAAGGGTTGACAACGATAAACAAGTGTGTTATTATATACTTGTCCCTAAAGAGGGACAGAAAGGAGAATAGTAATGGTTGATAAAAATCGACTAATGGGTCATATCATAAGTAAAGGTTATTCTCAACGCACACTATCTGAAAAAATAGGAGTATCAAAGAATACCTTAAATAGCAAGATTAATGGGCATTCATCATTTGATGTTGACCTTATCGAAAAAATATGTGATACATTGAGTATTACGGACATAAATGAAAAAGCAAAAATTTTTTTGAAACAAGCGTCCCTGAATAGGGATGAAAATCAGCGTAAATGAAAGGAAGTGAGGGGTAATGAAGTGTGAACATTGTGGAACAAGTTACGAGGAAGGGGACAATTTCTGTTCAATGTGTGGAAGTGAATTAAGTAATGCGTGTCCGCATTGTGGAACAAGGAATAAGAAAGAGGCAAAATATTGCAGATACTGTGGTTATTCTTTATTGAAAAAGTCAGAAAGATTATGAATTTCGTTAGATATATCATTAAGATTTCTTGATATGCGGTCTAACTTAGCGGTATAGGCATTATATGGCTCATCGGTGAATTTAGGCTTTAATTGTTCATCAAGTTGTTTTTGCATAATTTTGGTTTGTCTTTTGTTATCAATAAAAGTAAGAAACGAAATACATACTGCAATAAAACTTATAACGACAGCAATAATAGAAAATAGTTCTGCTAAACTCATTATAATCATCTCCTTTGGATGTATTATAACATTAATTTACAAAAATTGCAACAGATGAACAAAAGTAATATTAGAAAGTAGGTGAGGGAAGTGGAAGAATTATCATAAAAAAACAAGCACACAGCAAAGACCATGTGCTTGAAGAAAAATAAATATAGAGTTTCACCGAATTTACGGAGTGCAAACTATACGTTACCGTATAGCAGGGCGAATGATTCACCGCCTTTGAATTATTAAGTGTTTTAGTTACGTTGATTAAAGAGTTGCATGAAGAAGTTGTGCAACCCAATATTCTTGCCTTATCAGCTTTTTGCTTGTCGTAATCAAAGCCTAAGCTTATTCTATAATCATCAGCAAGCTTGCTTGCATTATGCTCTTTGGCGATTTTAGCGAGGCCTGCTGTTGCTGAAACAATATTCATGGAATTTTTCATAGCAGTCCAAGTTGTTACTCCGAAAAAAATCGTGGTTATGTCATTTCTGCATAACTCTCATAGTCGCCTATGAGTTCAGACTGTGCCTTCAACCTGTGGGAAAGGTTGCTCCGTGTCCAGTCGTTACACCTCCCCGTAGTGGGTTTGGCTCGGCGTTGTCTATATTTATTACATTTTAGCACAATATGGTTAATTTTGCAACAGACGAACAAAAAACGGCGTAAATGAAAGGAAGCGAAAAGCAATGGGTGAAGAAAAAGTTACTATAAAAATAGGAGTAGACACAACAGAGTTAAATCAAAAACTTGATGAAAGCATAAAAAAAGCAACGGAGTTAATGGAATTGCTACAACAATTAGGAATAACTCCGTTACTAAAAATTAATACACCATATAATAATGCAAATAGGGTAAGAGGAGCGAAAATTACTCGCCGCAATTAGAAAGTTTTTCACTAATATCTTGTAACCATTTTGTATTACCGTTTATGCGAGAAATGGCGCATTCAGCTAATTCATCATCGTACCAAGCACATCGTGAAGAACAGGGTGCTTTATCGGTAGCAGTTGACATTAGTGGACAGATTTCGTAATTTGTAAAACTCATTATAATCACCTCGCTTTCTACGGTGATTATAACACAAATAACTGGGAAATACAATCAGCGTAAATGAAAGGAAGTGGTGATATGGAGGATATAAAAATATCAGTGGATTATAACACACACGGTTATACGAAAGTTGTTTCAAACAATAAGGCTGATATATTAAAAGTATTGTCGGAGGAAATAGACGATAATGTAAAGCAAATTTACATAAAAAAAGAACCGGCACAAAAAGTGTCGGTAGAAAATTGTTAAAGATTTTCTTTTAACCAGTTTGACTTACATAATACATTAGACCAAGCAGCACCACCGGTAAGTGCTGCAACAAACAAGCGGTCATTACTATCAATAACTGATTTTAGATTATCACGAATATCAGAACAAGAATCAGTTGTCGATATAATCCATGTAGATTCACATATATGTGCCCACGTTCCATACGACTTTATCTTCTCATAAAGGTCGTCGTAGTTTCTACCGGGTGAGCATAAATCATATGTAATAATTTTAGAGTTTGCCACTATAATTACCTCCTTTCGAGATGATTATAGCATAAATAACTGGAAAATACAATCGGCGTAGGTAATATAAGAAAGGAAGATTTGAAAATGGCATTAGAGAAACCTGCGTATCGTGACAATCTCGAACGCATAAAAGCGCATTATCCCGATAAAGAAATGTTAAAAGTTAAAGATGTTCAAAGGTTCTGCGGATTAAACAGAGCAACAGTAGAAAAACTTTTTGATTTTAAAGATGGATACATCTCGGTTGCAAAATTGGCACGAGAGATGTCATAACAATTAAATCTCACAGGCAGACAAGGGCTGTCCGCGTGTTATCCGTAAAATAGTCAGACTTTCCCTAAGAGTTTTAATCCTTTTGCGGACGGCTCCTGTGTGCCTGTGAGGAAGTAAAGAGAGATAAAACAAATGAATACAATAGGAATTGCACTGATTAGTTTCGGTATCGGACTAATCATAAGTTGGAAATTGGCAGAAAGGGACAGGAAGAATGCTAAAAAGAAAACCAAAAACAGAGAATGAGAAAACGGAAGAATATTTCCACAGAGAAGTATTTCCGATGATTAACGCATTCGCCAAGGAGTGCAGAGGACACGCAAAACAAAAAATAACGGTGAAAGGAATATTTTCAAATGAACAAATATGTAGTAATGACGGGCAGAGATGATGTAGTGGTTTTAAACGCCGATGACAGCAAGTCGGTTAAGGCATACATAGCAAAAGGATACGGGATAACAAATCGTATCAAGTCAAAGCACCCGCTTGAAATGAGTGTCGCAAAGATTATCGGAGGAGAGAAACAATGACAGCAAAGCAAATAACAGAATTGCACGATTTGTGTTTGCAGATTAATTTATTTGCAGAAAGACATAAGCAAGCACCTATTGCTATGTATCATATGATAGGTGATGAAAATCCATTTACAACTATGATATGTATAGAAATATATCAAACGGAACCGTTCAATATAATCAAAACATTTACATTTTCAACGGATACTATTTCGACTGAAGATGTAAAAGGAAGATATTACAGATTAGTTAAGAAGTATTTGAAAGATTTAGTCAAAAAGAATGTGGAGGTGAAAGAGAATGAATGACGAAGTAGAGAACTACAATAATGAAGAATTTATCGCGATATTAACCGCACTTGGCAGTAACACAAAAATATTGATTAATGGTAGTGCCGATTTTGAAATACGCCATTCGTGGAATAATGGTGAGCCGTATATCAATATTGTTACAAAAGAAAAAGACCGTTAGAGCTGGCACTCAAAACGGTCAAAGTCAAACACAGATTTAATTATCTGTATTTGTATTATAACGCAAGATAAAATAAAAATCAAGAAAAGAATTTAAAGAGGTTAAAAATATGGCTAACAGTGAAATCAGAAGAAAAGCAAAAGAAAACGGGGTGCATTTATGGCGAATAGCTGACGCGCTCGGAATTACTGACGGTAATTTCTCAAGAAAATTAAGAAAAGAATTAGCGGAGGCGGAAAAGGAGCAGATATTCAAAATAATTGATGATTTAAAAAAACAGCCCATAAGAAAAAATAATTTAATAACTGGTGGCGGGGATAGTTGCGGTGAAGATGTTGTCGCATGCACCTGCGACGAATGCGGTGAACCTATATGTGTAGGCGAAAAATACTACGAAATCGTAGATATAATTATCTGCGAAAACTGTATAGAAAAATTTGCGAAGATAGGAGAGTTAAACAGATGAACATATATGAAATAGACAATGCAATGTTTTCTTTAATTGACGAAGAAACGGGCGAAATAAAGGACTTTGAAGCATTTGAAGAACTACAAATGCAAAAGGAAGAAAAAATCGAAAATGCGGCACTATGGCACAAGAATTTAATAGCTGAAAGCAAAGCTATCCGAGAAGAAGAAAAAGCGCTTGCGGAGCGCCGTAAGTCGTTGGAAAACAAAGCTGAAAGTTTGAAGAATTTCGTAAATAGAACATTGAACGGTAACAAGTTCAGTACATCAAAAGTTGCTATAAGTTACAGAAAATCAACGGCGGTAGAAGTTGATGATGAATTTATTGATTATGCAATGAAGAACAACAACGACCTGTTGACATATAAGCAACCTGAGCCAAACAAAACGGTCATCAAGGGAATGTTGCAGGGTGGTTTTGATATTCCACACGCAGAGTTGGTAGAGAGAAACAATATGAGTATAAAATAAGGAGTGATATATATGGGAATACCTGTTTTAATTATGGGTGAAAGCGGTAGCGGAAAAAGCGCAAGTATGAGAAATTTTGAAGCAGATGATTTGTTAATATTCAATGTGGCAAGTAAGCCGTTGCCGTTCCGTAAGAAGTTAAATTCAATAAAAAAGGCTACATACAACGTTATTGCCAAAGAATTAAGTAAAAAGCAGTACAAGCGATACGTTATAGACGACAGTCAATATTTGTTGGCGTTCGATTCGTTTAATCGTGCAAAAGAAACAGGCTATGCGAAGTTTACCGATATGGCGGTACGTTTTCAAAAGATGATTACATTTATTATTGAGGGATTGCCTGATGATACAATCGTATATTTTTTGCACCATTGCGAGCAGACCGAAAACGGTAAAATTAAAGCGAAAACAATCGGCAAAATGTTGGACAATCAGTTGACAGTTGAGGGACTGTTTTCAATCGTTTTACTATGTCAAGCTGACGGTCAAAGTCATAGTTTCATAACGCAATCAGACGGACATACAACGTGTAAGTCGCCTATGGATATGTTTGATTTAGAGATTGATAACGATTTGAAAGCAGTTGACGAAAGAATAAGAGAATATTACGGACTGAATGAGGAGGATAAGAATAATGAATAAGATACAAGGATATGACGAGGCGCAAGCATACACAGGTGAGAGCAGAGCATTGCCGGCAGGTAAATATATCTGCGAAATCAAGGGTGCAAAAGAGGTTAAAGCCAAAACCGGTAAGAAACAATTGGTATTGCAACTTGATATTGCAGAGGGTGAATACAAGGATTTTTATAGCGACCAATTTTCAAAAACTATTAAAGAAAAGGGGACGGAGGCAAAGTGGAACAACGGAGGACTTTTCAGACAAGGATACGAGGGTAAACAATTACCGTTTTTCAAAGGTATGATTACTTGTATTGAAGAAAGTAATGAGGGCTATGAATGGAATTGGGACGAAAAAACGCTTAAGGGTAAGAAAATAGGTGTATTGTTTGGACGTGAACAATACCTGATGAACGGTCAAAAAAAATGGGCGACTAAGGCAAGAGCGGTAAGAAGTATCAAAGGATTGGAAATGTCCGAAATTCCACAGGATAAACTACTTGATGGAAGTACATCGGGATTTGATACAAGCGGATTTGATGATGAGGACGTATCGGAAGAAGATTTGCCGTTTTAATATAGGTTAAGGAATGGGTGCTATGGAGAATGAAAACAGAATAACGATACCCGATTTCAGTAAGGACGATTTTTTAATATCATCAAAACCGTTTCAATGGATAATAGACCAAGCTGACGGCAACGAGTTCATCAAAGGTCAGCTTGTGGCACAAATGGCGGAAAAGGCAAAGAAATTAAAAGTATCTAATTTCCGAACACAATTTTCAAACTACGTCAGAGCGCAAAAGGGTCAAAGCATTGTTTACGGCAACGTAATGGAGTTCAGTGGCACTGCAATAATGTGGGACACAGGCGAATGGATAGCAACTGATGACGGAGTGTATAGGTTTAAAGGACAGTTCAGCGAAAAAGTGACGGCGTGTCCACACCCGATATTTATGATAACAAGATATTCAAATGTAGATACTGATGTTGAAAGTGTGCAACTTGTTTACGGTAGACCGGGACGAAATTACAAAACTAAAATCGTCCCACGTTCTGACCTTGCAAGTGCGAATAAAATCGTAAAATTAGCTGAATACGGTGTCGGCGTAACATCAGAAAATGCAAAGGCACTCGTACAGTTTTTAAGCGATTTTGAAAGCATAAATTATGACAAAATAATCGAAAAGAAATCGTGTGACCATATGGGTTGGGTAGGCAGAGGATTTAAAGAATTTGCACCGTATATATCAGATTTGGAGTTTGAGGGACAGGACAGTTTCAGACAGTTATTTAATTCGGTAAGAGAGGTCGGCAGTTATGAAAAATGGCTTAAAACAATCAGAGATTACCGCAAAAACGGTAATATAGTTGTTCGCATGGTAATGGCGGCGAGTTTTGCGAGTGTACTGTTAAAACCGCTCGGAGCGTTGCCGTTCTTCGTTCACCTATGGGGCGATACAGAAACGGGTAAATCGGTTGCGCTACTTGCGGCAGTGTCTGTATGGGCTGAGCCGGTTATTGGTAAATATGCCTATACATTCAATTCTACTGATGTAGGTAATGAATTATATGCGGCGTGTTTAAATTCACTGCCGTTATGTATGGACGAATTGCAGATACTGAATAAACGTTCGGATTTTGATGATATAATATATCGTCTGTGCGAGGGTACAGGACGTTTACGCGGTAAAAAAGACGGTGGTATACAAAATATTAAGACGTGGCGAAATTGTATTATAACCACAGGCGAACGCCCGATAACATCAATGTC